TAGTAGTGGCAATACTTGAATCTGCAACCAAATTAGCACTGAATACTTTACCGGATGAACCTAATGTACCAGGTACAGCGTAATCAACACCACTAATCGATGATTGGAATGATGTAGCAAATGCTGTTTCGTTGATGTATACATAATCGGAATCGCGATTAATTACTGTCTTATAGTAATTTGAACCACCCTCTTTTGTAGCATCAGCATAAAGTGAAAGGCCTTCGAAGATTTCTAGAATAGCACCTTTTGTACCACTAAATCTACCATCTTCATCAACAATAATGACATGAATTTCATCATTTGCACCAGCTTGAACATTGGATGCAGCCCAGGTTGTTGTACCAGCTACTGCGTTTACAGAATTGTCTAGGTTTGAATCACTAAACTTACCTGCTGTTCCATTTGGTGAATAGATTGCACATGCAATGTGTGCCTTTAAACTATTACCAAGTGCGCCTGGACAACGTGCTTGAATAACACCAGCAACGGTGCCAAAGCTAGATAAATCATCAAACGAATCATCGTTGTCAATCTTAACTACGTCGGTAGCTGTTCTATGGCGTGAGCCTGAAGCGTTTTTAGCATCATCGCTAATCGCTCGAGATATACGCAGTGTGTTTGCGTATTTTAAAAAGCTTGCGGCCTGTAAGAATGAAGTATAGTTATCATAATCTCCACCATCAGCAGTGCTGCTTGGTGTGCCATATTCATTTACTAACTCTTTCTCCGAAGAGACGAGTCCTACTTCTCCAACAGGTCCCCAGCTGAAGTGTCCTGCGAAAGCACCGATCGATGTCGATACTGCAGGAATCACGTTTGTTAAGTCAACCTCGTTGACTTCTACTCCTGGTGATACTTGAAATCCCATTTTTAGTTGTTTCCTTTCAATTGTTAATTTATAAGTTTAAGCATAATAAGGTTTGTCTCAATACTTCTATTTATAACTTATGACTTTTAAAGATCATGCCATTCTTTAATGTCATTAGCCATCTGTTCATGATGACTACTCGCATCTCGCCCGTCACTAATTATGCCGAATGGTGGAACATCGTTTTCAATTTGCTCCATCTTTTCTTTAAATAGCATTTCTTTAAGATCTACAGTGGAAATATCACCAAACGCTTCTGAAGAAACAAACCATGCAAACAAGACTAAGTTCATAACTAAGTCATCGTGATTGCCCTGACTTGCTTCATACGAACTTCCTTTCGCCTCAAATGTCGAAAGTTCTAATATACTATGTTCATCAACAATATTCAATTTTCCTAGCTCAACCAAATCTTTCAAGTTGGAACACCCGATGCGTTTAACACGCTTTGTCATCATAACACCAATACCATTCTTTTTGACAGTTGATTCGACAAACATATTTTCATACTCATGTTCGTAATACACATCATTACAAACAACCATTCCAACATCGTTGTTTTCGATAATCACTAGAGCATCGTTATATTCTTTCGCAACCCGAACAATGATATCTGGAAAAATCATTGGGGATATCATATTATCTCTAAAACATGCGACCTGTTTAAAGTTTCCAAAGGTAGCGTCGATTACTGTAAACGTCGAATAATCTTGTCCACGCCCTTTTGAAACGTCAACAGTCATAACATATTGATGGTCAGTAATCGGATCTTCATAATAATTTACACCACGGTGCCTTTTATCTGGTGTGTGCATTTGAAGACCTATAAGAATATTCGAAGAAATTAAAGTATTAGATGTGCCAATAAAGTTGTTTCCAAATTCTTGTTCAAATTGTAATTCAGACGTATTAGCAATCGTCATTTCTTTCCAAGCTTCATCACGGCCTGGGACATCAAACCAATCAACTCTAAATGGTGTAAAATTATTCTTGTTCTTTTGTGCGCCTTCCCACAATGAACAGAATAGGTTACCAATCCCATTCGCAGTTGATGTAATAATAACCTTTGTGTCATTACCTGCGGAAATTACAGGATATGTTGAGGTGTAAAATTCATTTGCGTTTTCCACGAAAGCGAACTCATCAAGAAAAAGTAGGTTGGCTGAAAGACCTCGAATAGAACTTGCTGAAGTTGCAGACGCAACAATTTTGGAATTATTTGAAAACTCGATCGATCCTTTGTTGAGTGCTTTACAACCCGGCTGAAGAAAGAAAGGTAAATTTTCCAATGCAAGTGTGATACGACTTAGCATCTCTCTAGCAGTTGCACCCTTATTCGCCAAGATCGCAATAGTTTTTTCCGAGTTAAAAATACTATACCATAGAATATAGATCACTGATGAAATAGACTTTCCAGATTGTCGACACGCTAAAACAATATTAAATCTATTTTCATTAAATTGAGTGAACATCTTTTTCTGATATTCATATGGTTTAAACGCGACAAGACCTTTATCGAGAGAAATAACCTTTACGTACTTTTCTGCGAAGTAAACTGGATCAGACATACACTTCATATATTCATCAACCTCTTTAGCTGAGAATGGTGTCTGAAGGCCATCTTTTCGAATAAGCGGATTTCCAAGATAACCGCCTGTGCCGTTAATCGTATTACTCTGTGACATCTATTGTTTTTTCTTCTTCATCATCAGTTCTACACTTTAAGAATTTTTGCAACTCGGTTGTAGAGCCTACGAAAATTGAATTGTTCGTAGTTGTACTTGAAGGCCCATTCTTTTGTTGTGTAATATCTTGTCGCGACTTCTGCAACTTAACAAGATCCTGAGTCATTTCACTCGTGTGCTTTATCATTGTACCAAGAACCTCAAACGCTCGAGGATGTTCTGACTCTGACGCCAGCGCCATCATCGTATCAATCGCTTCGCACGATTGATCTATTAAAGATTTCATTTTATCACGAGAATATTCAACGTCACTCTCGGTGTCCTTTATGATTTCTTCATTAGACACTGAAGACTTAGGTTTTTTTATAATGTCAAGGTTTTCTTCGAGCGCATCATATATTTCATTTTTTTTATCCATGGTCAAATCCAAACGTCGTTGTTATTGTGTCGCTATCGTCAAGAGGTGCGGCGTCAGCGTCATCCACTGCAACGCGGACGTTTTCATTTTCTGTGCCGTATGGCTCATTGAGTTTCAGTGTATCACGGTCGTCCTTATCTGCGAAAAAGAATGTATCAACCTTTCGAATAATCGCACTCTTTGTCGTTGCACCAGCGAATTTAATTTTCATACCAAAATCAAGAGTGTATATGATACTTCTTCTAGTTAAAAAGTCTCCTTCATAATCATCTTGAAAAGTAACACCATTGAGAACAATTGGAACGTCGGTCGTCGTATCAGCACCTTCTAATTCCTTAATCGCGATAGTATATTCTGGAGAAAAGGTAGGAATGATTTGCTCGACTATCTGTAAAGCTTCATTCTGATTTTCGGCATATATATTTAATTGCATTCCAAGTGTGTATGGAACTGATTGGTAAAGCAAATCTACACGAGAATTATCACCATCAATAGGTAACGCTCGCTGATTAAACTTATTTAGTTTTGCCGTTGAATCGTATTCTATCGACGTAATTTCAAAACTCATCCTTGGCAACTTAATTGCTATCGTCTCACTTTTTGAACCTGTCGAATCTGAATTAATACGAGCTAAAAACTTTTTCCGAGGCCCATACGAAATTGGCACCTTTTCTTCAGTCGCACCAGTTCTCAAAATTTTGATATTATTAAATATCGTGCCAAATACTGCAACTGACTTGCGTATTGTCTTATTATAAAAGTGTGTTCCGTTTAACATATTAACTAGTTATGTTTGGCATTCCAAATGGGTTAGTGGTGCTAAAATCGATAAAGGAATTTCCTTCAACTTCAAAATCCGGATTATCAGCGTATGGATCATTATCGTCAATCGTATCGAATGAATCGATAGTAGCAATAGCATAATCACCACTAGCACCGGTGATGTTACCCCAACTACCAGTTGTTGGAACAAATCCAGTATTACTACTATCACTTGCTCTTTGATTAACAACATCTATATACGTATCGCCTACAGTTGCAACTTCTCCAGTGATTGTTAGGGTACCATTGGTCTGAGTTACATCTTCACCTATTACAAATTCACCACTCCCACTTCCAAGATTAACTCGTGTTCGAATAGCGTATCGTGTTTCAAAGATATCAATCTCATCAATTCCTGTATCAAGCTCTTCATTACTATATTCAAACTGTTGACACGTTAGCTTAAACGTTGGAATATTCTGTAATTGATAGAACGGTGTCTCATCCTCAACATAGTTAATTTCAAATAGACCATTCACAAGAGGGAAGTAAATTAGATCACCTTCCTGAGGTCTTATTTCAGTAGGATTCTGAAACCGTGAAACAAGCTGCTCCCATCTACGATTGGAAACAACTAGGTTAACACTATCTCGTATTTCAACACCAAATTTGGTCAACAGATCTCCATCTCCTTCGAAGCCATCAACATTTTCGAGATACATTTCAATTTGAAACGCCTCACCGAATTTAGACAATTCATCTTCATTAAAAATAAAGTCTGTGTTAACGATTGACCGAGGAATATAATAAACATCGTGACCATATATCTTCAGAGCCTCTATAACAACGTCTTCATAGAGTCTTTTTTCTGCGGTAGTCCCTTGACTAAAATGAACATTCCTAGGCATATTAACCAATAAAATCTAATGGTGGCAATTCGTGTTGAAGTCTTACTTGTTCTTCCAGCTTTTCAATATCCGCTATAGCGTCATCATATATTTGGCGCCCGTTAAGTGTTACACCACCTGGAAGAGTCATGCCTTCAAACTTGATAAGATTAAGACCCCATTGTCTCTTAAAGAGCGCTGTTGTATAACGCTTTAAAAACATATCGTTATATACATCAGCAAACGATTCAGGATCAACAGCGCTATAGCCATCAAATACTACGTAATTTCCTACACCAACATCCGTTAATGTTTCTGCGTGGAAGTTAACTCTATTTTTGTGTCGACTGAATTCAATCATTTCATACACACCATTAATGTTACGATCAACTAAAGAAAGGTATTGCTTTGTTAACTCGTAGTTTACTAATCCTCCACCCGATATTCCACCTAGATCAAAAATATCATTTAAGTGTATCTGGTAATCAACTGACATAATTGATGTTCCAGAATTGGTGTTATCGACGTTGAATACATTATTAATTGAAAGAATGTTCGTATTAGCATCTATACTGATATAGCCATTATCAATATCGGCTTGTGTAACTTGATGTTTTAACAAGTTTCGCACAATGGCGTCGCTATGGAATTCTTGATAAAGCTGAATTGCTTCGTCAACTCGATCTTCCAACTGATCATCATCAACATTAACCTCAATAACTGGATGGCCCAATGCTCTTAAACAATAGTCTATAAGTTTTTGTCGTGTATTTGGTGTGGCCATAATTCTATTTATATGCTAAATGTCCTTATACTTCTGGAGCAGAAGCATCGAATGTAACTCCAGGTGTTACGTGGATCTGCCCTTCTAAAACCCTAGTTACTACGACTGGTGACGAATCATCAGTAATGATAACATCATACACGTATCTTCCTGGTTTTAACGCAGCGGTTTGAGCAGCGGTTAAAGAAATTGTTATTTTAGATGTCGCAATGTCAATGCTCGTTGTAAACGTAGATTTAACAGTGCCATCATACGACTTCGCAATCTTAGCTATAGCACTATAGTTCGTAAGATCTAAATCGCCTGTTTCATCGATGACCGAAGTAAAGTTAGAACCCTGATCAATGAAAAGATTTGAATAAGTTGCCATG